TCATTAAATAGTCGTTATTTGATTGTTTGCTCATGTTGATCCTTTATACCTTATTATTTAGTTAATTGTGTGAGTTCAGTATTTTTCAATACTTTATGATTATTTCTTTGTTGGTTTAAAATAGTCAGCAATAGTTTGTGCTATTGAAGCTTTTGGTGCCAGAGGAATAGTTGCTTGACCAAGATTTTTATAAAAATTACTAACGTTTGACATACTTCTAACACCCTCTTGTTGAGCGTTTCTATTGGCTATGGCTAAATCAACCATACCTATAGCACGATCTGTAGCAAGTTCAAGAGTATTTGCTGCAATTCTTGCTGAACCTGCACCTGGTAGTCCTTTACCCATATTTAATGTTGCATCTATAGTCATTTGCCCAGCTTCTGCTGCTACTTGCCCTACTTTATTATTCTTTCCCAATACATTGGGGTCTACGCCTGGATAAATTTTCTTGTTTCCTTTTGATGTAGCCGAACCAGACTTTGGTGTACTAGGCTTTTTTTTGAATAATTCTGAGACTGATGGTGATGGACCAACAGGTGTAGACGAACCACCAAAGCCTGATGCTTCAGAAATATAAAACAAAAGTTTTAAAGATGAATTTCTCATATACTTTTTAAGAACTTCTTGAATACATGAATCATATTCTTTTCAAGATTTCGGCTTGAACTTTTCTTGATTATCTGATGGTAGGACTCGATAACTTGTGGTTGAAGAATACCGTTTTCCCAGACCCATTCTTTGCCTTCCATGATTCCGTTTACAAAAGCATTTGGGGCAGAAGGATCAGCAACGATATCAATCGCTGCTAACATGAAATCTTCTTGAACTTCTTGGTATCCACCACGTGATTTTAGCGAACCCATACCACGGCTAGATACACCAAGTTTAGCTCCTTCTGCGATTAGATTTTTAACAATATCACCCATTGGAGTTTTAAGAACCTTTGCACGACCAATGATATCTCTACCAGATTCATTGAGTGATTTGACCATGTGTGATACACGATCAAGATTTACCGTTGGACCAGTTGGATGGTTTAATTCACCCAATGCACGACCCTTATCGACATATTCACGAATATATCGACGGCACTCTTTGATTAAAGTTGGGGTAGGATATACGCGACCATTACGGTTCTGTACTTCACTTTGAAGAAATACTCCTTCAATGTAATAATCCTTACCACCGTCTTTATTGCTTTCCTCAATGTATTTTACATCTTCTACTAATTCGGTGATAAGTTTCATGTTTAGTACGCTCCGTAACTACGAGCTTGGTTGTCACTCGGGAAATCTATTGGCATTTCTTCGCCTTCTTCAGTTTCCTCTTCTTCGGTATCTTCTTCTGTTTCTTCTTCTTCGCCCTCTAGTTCTTCTTCAGTCTCATCTGCTTCGGAAAGGGTGAACATAGTCTTAGAAACATCTTGATACTCTTCTTCAAGACGAACAGATAATTTTTCAAGTAAAACTTGATTAACTATTTGACGAAAATCTACTGCGTTTTCGTTAACGATTGATTCAATCAGGGCTAGTTTGTCGGTCATTTTGTGAGTCCTTTTACTTTTTTAGCAAATTCCAAAGTTTGTTTAAAGTGCTGTTGATTCTCAAATAAATTTTTTGCCATAAGTTTTTGATTGTCTTGGCTGAGTTGGTCAAAAAGCATTTTAATTGGTTTAAGATCATTTTCAGAAATATTTAGAATAGATGCATTTTTAAATTGCATTTTTATATTTTTTTGTGCTTCTGTGTGGGTAATAGTTTCTATCAATTGCTTAATGTCATCGTTGACATCTACAGTCTTATCTACTGGTTCTTTGACAATAGATTCAAAAATTTTGATAGATAAATTCTTACAAATTTCTTGTTTTCTGGTTTCTAATTCTTGCATGAGACCTTCAGCAAACAGATCTTCATTTCCTTCCGAAAGCTCACTGATAAGTTTTTGAATTCTTAGTGGGCTCATCATGTGGCGGCTGCTTCCTCTGGTGGGACTCCTGCTGCTTGTTGTTGAGCAGCAAGAACAGCTTGTTCAGCCTGTAGTCTCATGTTATCTTCTTGGATCTCCATATCCATAAACTTAATCTGTTCATCTGTAAGATGTAAAACATGTTTCTTGATATAGTTACTTGAGATATATTTTCCAACATAACTTTCGGCTATAGAAACCATTTTTAATCTTTCAGAAAGAATTTCAGCTTCTTTCAGATCCCAGAAATAATTGTCAGTATTAAATTCAAATTGGAAATAATACTTTACTGAATTCCAATCTTCTTCTGTCAATGTTCCAGTCAGCAATAGTTCAACACGTAATGTATGTAAAAAGATTTGACTAAACTGATGTCTGAGACGCTCAATAAACTTATAGAATTTAAGTTCTTCTCTTGAGATCTCAGAAGACCTGCCCATATTAAAACCACTACTAGCATCAAGTCTACTACTCGGAACATTTAGTGCCGCGAACAACTTCTTTTTGAAGTAGTCAACGTCTTCGATTTGCGACATGGCTTGTCCGCCTGGCAACACTTGGATTTCTGTTCCTTTGGAGCCTTCTCGACGTGGAATCCAATAATCTTCAAGAACCGATAGAAAATTTTTATCATCTTTAATTTCTCCTGTACCCTGGTTATATACAATCTTGTTTCTGAATCGTGACATCATATCACGAAGATATTGTTCAGCTTTTTGTTTAGGTAACTGACCAACATCGACGTAAAATGCTCTACGTTCAGGTGCACGAGCAACACGATATACCATCAAGGCATCTTCAAGTTGTCGAAGCATATTCACTGGACGAATGGCTTTGTGTAGATATCCAATTACACGTTTAGTGTTTAAATCAACCATTCCGGAGTGAACATATGAAATGGCATCTTTGGAAATTTTAATTCCTTGATTTGGGGTTGTGATGTACGAATCTTTATCTGTATTGGAATATAGATAAAACTCTTCAATATTTTTAATTAAAGCAACAGTACCAGCAGCCACATTTGCTGGTTCTTTTTCTATATTTTTAATTTTCTTAGTTTTTAATGGATCTAAAGGAATCAATTCCTTGATACCTTCTTTTGGATTCTTTTCGTCAATAATAATATAATAAAATAATTTACCATCGACATACCAACGTCTAAAAACTTCATACGCTTTAGCATTAAAATCAAGCATCTTTAGAATGCGATCAAAGCTATTATGTATTTTACGTTTTACTTGATCTGATAACGGAACAGTCGTAAGATCCAATTTAATAGGTTTACGATCTGTACCCCAGACAATAGATGCGTTTACAATCTCATCAACAGCCGCATCTACCTCTGGGTAGAGTGACATATTTCTGTATTGAACGATATTTGCATTTTCGTCTTTAAGAGTTGTAGAATAATCAATGTATGTACCGAATACACCACCGGCTTCTACTGCTACAGTACCATCAAAGTCTTCTGTAGCAACTAATCGCTTCGGTCCTACCATTACATCTGGGGACTCTTCCGGGCGTTTCTTTCCAAATTCAAATCCAAAAAATTCTATAGCCATGTTGATCTTTCACAATATTTAGGTACAATTAAATCAAGATTTATTTTTATGCTTGGGTATCAGCACCAGTAATTACAATATCATCGTATAACATAACAACTGAAAAAGTATTCAAAAAATTTCTATTAGTCATATTATGATCAATGGCACTGACAGTTTTTGGCCAGCAACCATTCATAGTAAAAGTTTTTATAGGCTCACCATCTAAATCTAAATGCTGAATTTGCCAACTTTGTTTATAATTAGTAAATGATGGTTCTTGTGCGGCACTATTATTAGTTACATGATTATTGATACTATTATGCCACTTTGAAAATTCTTTCCACAGATTGGAATTGGAACCAAAAGAACCATCTATATCATCATATACAGATATTTGCCATGGAGCATATTGTCTGTCACCAGGAATATGTACTTTTCTACCATACCCATGTAATTCTAATGTTATGTTTGTGATAGGTGGAATAAAAGTTGATCTTATATGAAATGGTTTGGAAGTCATTATGGTAGTGGTACCACCACCAGATGCTATACCAATACCCCCGCTCACCAAAAATCGGTTTGCGCGAGTACCTCCAGCAAATGCCTCTTTAAATGATGTTAGATTCATGTTCCTATACCTTCAGTAATATCATAATAATCATAGACAAATGTTACACTAAATGAAACTAAACTACCACCTTCACCCATATCTAAACCAATTTGACCTACTTCAGATGGCCATGCGTGTTTTAAGTTTATTGTTCTTAAATTTGTATGACCGGTAGTTGTAGCACCACCACCAGAACTAGGATCTCTTAATTGATTAAAAGTAATTTCTTTTAAATTTGTACCATTAGCATACGTTGTATCATCAACAGTATTTTTTGTATGTGAACTTAATAAATCAGCCCATTGTTGAAATGCTAACCATGATGCATTAGTTCCAGT